GAGTTTTCCACTTGGAATTCTTTTTAGATTTCACATAGAGAGTAGGTCGATAATCAGACTTATATAATTTCCTCTTACCATTTTCATATCCACGTACCAGAAACTGATTCCCTATCATCTGGATATTAGTGTAAAAAGAAAGGGACATAAGTATAATACAGTAATAGGGACGAAAGAAACGTGATACTCATTCCCTCTCCATCAATTCCTCATATTTCTTCACCATTTTAGCATTAGGTTCCACAATAGTCAAGATCTTATCAGAACTTATCATAAAGGTATTTTGATTAGTCATCCCTAGCAACCAAGGAGCCAAAACCATAACACCTTCTTGCATTGTTATTTTTTGTTCTGATGTAGTGACAAGAAATGGTTCTGTCAACTTACAATCAGGTTCACCTAAATCAGATGTCACTTCTTCAATCTGACTCAGTATCATCTGGCCGTTCATCATCACCAATAGCCTCAGATTTTCCCTTTTCATACTTCTCTAATCCTCTTTCATACATTTCCTTTACTTGATCCACAGGATCTACCATAGTAACTATCCAATCAGCAACTACTGGTATAACTTGCTCTTTACTTAAGGGCATCCAAGGTATTAATTGAATTTTGAATGGAGAAGAACTATCACCCTCCTCCTCAACCTTATTGCCATAGATTTTAACCACCTGAGGACATCTTAAAAAATATCCCACAGTCTTATCCTTTCCATCAGAATCTTTCACCAACATCTCTTGCATGTCGGAGACAATATCTTCTCCTGATTTAAGAACAGTGAGTTTAATAGTCATTTGTATATAGCTCCTTTATAAGATTTTACCACATTTCCCTTAGGATAACAAGGCGGGTTATCAGGATCAAGCCAGAGAGTATATTGGTAGTCCTCCATGGCAACAAAGAATTGCATTTGATTATCGCAGAGATACATATCTCTATATCTCTTAGTCCATTCATCTGCCTTCTGAATCCTATAATCAGGATGTCCGTTATCTAGTGTTCCGCAACTAATATAACGATAAGGGAATCTTTCGTAAATAATGTTCATAATAAAAAAATAAAATAAGGGGAGAACCCTCCCCATTATATCACTTACCTTCTGGTAAGAGATAATCCTTACGAGTATGATGTTCTGGAACAATCTTACTCAACTCTACAACCAGGAGTCCGTCTTCAAAGCTGACGTTCTTAACTTCTGTTTCATCGGAGAGTGTCCAGGATCTGGTGAAAGATCTCTGAGCCAATCCTTTATGGATGTAGTTGGACTCGTCCGATGATTCTTTTTGTCCTTCGACAAAAAGTTTTCCATACTCTGTGTAGACATTTAATTCTTCTTGTTTGAAACCAGCAAGTGCGATTTCCAGTCTAGAAACTTGGTCACTTACATGAACCAAATTATATGGAGGATAGTTAGTTGATACCTGTGGTAGATTAAATAATCTGTCAAAATAATCATCCAACCCGATACTATTTCGGGTTATCCGTTCCATTAATTCTGGAAGATCGGTCGTGCGATACCGTGTGAGGTTCGTCATAATAGTAGCTCCTTTAAAAGCGAGTTTGTGATTTGAGGACCCCTAAGGCGTCCACTTGTATATAGTATCACACTCCCTAAAAAAGGAGAAGGGATAACCCCTCCTTGCGAGTAGAGAAAACCCTACTCAATAAGCGAACTCGTCAACTACATCTAAAACTTTATTGAGGTATTCATCAGCACCCCGACATTCTTGTTCTGTCATTTCGTGCCTTTCACACCTATCATAGAGCTCATTCTTAAGCTTCAGAGCTTTTGATTGTATGTCGTATTTGTGCATTTGACCGTTCATGGTCTTATCTCCTATACACTATTATTTATAAACTTTACCCCTCTTCTTGCTTCCCTTTTTTTCCAATATTATACTTTTGTTCTAAAATCCAATCATTCTTATCCTTATAGGGAAGAACTTTAATTTGGTTAAGAGGAGCAATATCCTGAATAGAATCTTCACTTACTACGTGAATCAAACCCCAGTCAGCTAGTAGTCTAGTAATCCTATTCCTACGTTGAACATCATTCACTGTAAGATTTGCATACTTCCCATCAAGGGCAAACAACTCTTTGAAGTGAACGATATAATACTTTCCTTGCTTATGAAGAATGTGGCAAGACTGATAGAGTTTTCTTTCCTTACGGGACGCGACTCCAATCCTTGTAAGTGTTTCTCTGACTTTTAGAAAATCATCAGGTTCATTTAGTTTAACCTCTACCATTTGGTCCTGAAACCAAGTTACTTGAGGTTCAACATTGCGTGTAATCATTTTTTACCACCAATATCAAGTCTTTGTTTAATAAATTCAATCTGTTCATTAGATAAAATTTTCATTGCTTGAGATGCGTTCTCATTATTATATCCATAATAACGTTTCACATACTCTAGGTCTGACACCTTATCTTTTCGAATCCAAGGAGAGAATCTCTTCTTTTTCCTCAAAGTATTTAGATAGAAACTATATTGCATGTCTTTATCTAAGAAATGTGACTTGTTCATTTCATTAGCGAACATTATGCAATCAATATAACCTGAAAGACATTTATTAATAATAAAAGGAGGATATTCCTTCTTCATAGAAGGATCCTGTTCCATCAAATTCTCCTTATTGAAATTGATAGAGTTCAACCAGTCTTTAAGTTCAATCATTATGTAAGTTTAGCAAGATACTGATAGATTAATTCCCATCCAAACTCATAGTTATCCCCATTCTCATCCTGTAAATAAAAGGGAATGTCTGGATACCTTCTTTTTGCCGCGTAATATTGATTAACAACTGCGTAGTCATCATCAATATGTCTTTCCTTTTCGATTTCTTCTTCTGTCATTTCCCCAACAACCTACTAACGTTTCTTATAACAATTGTATCATCTTCTATACAAAATTGGAGCATATCTTGATGATCCCACCCAAGTTTTTCATAAAGATCATTGAGTCTAGCCATATCCTCCCAGATGTCATGTGGTTCACCCTCCATCGATCTGACACCCAGTCATTGCTCCACCAATTATACCAGTAGGAATAGACCAAATCCAATTCTCTTCTGTTGATAATACACCACCAAGTGCTCCACCTGCTAAACCACCTAAGATAGTTCCCTCAATACAAGAGTTATCATCTACAGGTCCAGTGCTTTGTTCAACGTGTCCATGATGTCCACTAGGTCTATGTGTACCACGACGACAAGGTACTTCAACCTTATCTCTATAAGATTTTACATATCCAGGATTCTCACTTGTTCCTGGTACATATTCTTCACGATATTCATACTTAAAGCATGACTCTTCTGACATACCACCAGGACGATAATCAGTTTGTTCTGCTACTACAGGAATAGTAGATCCCAATACAAACATTGAAGCAAATATAACTGTGTTTAATTTCATCATTTACCTCCCAATGAAATATTAAGTCCCAATAATCTCATTTCAAATAAAGTAACAAGAGTTACTGCCGCAAACAATCCGATGTACATCATTGAATCAATTCCTCCAAAGTAAACAAACTATACAATTCCAATCCAGTATTCTCTATATCAGAGATGGTTTCAGGTGAAGCTCTATTTACTATGGCAACAATACGATCAACCACGTAACCAGCCTCTCTCACCTTCTCCACAGCCTTAAGGGCTGAAGCCCCAGTGGTAATAACATCCTCGAGGACAGTCACTATAGACCCTTCAGGAGGTAATGGACCCTCAATCCAAGCTTGTGTGCCATGACCTTTGGCTTCCTTCCTGATTATAAGACCATTGACTTCTCTATCCTGAGAACAGGCTGCAATAGCAACCCCACTAACCAAAGGATCTGCTCCAAGAGTAAGTCCAGCAACAGATACTGAATTCTTCTCCACATATTCTAACATAGCAACACTGATTAGTGATAATCCCATACCATGTAATGTAACGGGCTTACAGTTAACATAGTGTTCACTCTTCTCTCCAGATGAAAGAGTGTAGTCACCTTTCTTGTAGGAATATTTCTTAAGAAATTCCAGTATCTTCTCTTTGTGAATCACTCTGTCACCTCCAATGATGAATCCATCCAATTAATCATCGCATGATATCCAATACCAACACCAACCTGAGTTCCTAGGAAAAAAACTATAGCAAAACCCCACAAAACTTTATTCTTCACAGTCCCATCTCCTTTTTAAACTTTTTCCAATCATCACCAACCTTTTTATTTCCATACTTCATACGAAGATTATTCTCCTCACATTCTTCGTCACTCCTTTTCAGTCTCTCTTCCCACTTACGATCACGATTCAACCGACGTAGGTTGTATGGATGAAAGGAGTCCGGTAACCAGCCCATTCTTAGATTCATTACTATTATAGTTATACAAGTTTACAACAAGAAATGCCATGGCTAACCAGTATATCAATATCAATACTGTGCCCCATGACATCATTTTACCAGGATACTTAACTGCCATTATCATACTCCAGAAGGGAAGGAATCTATCTCTGTTAATTCATAGCTCCAATCTTCTATAACAGTATTTGCAAATAATCTGTCACTTAGAGTATATAGTTCTTTAATAGCATACTCTTTATCAGGTGCTTCAAACCAAAGATCAATAACCTTACCTATTCTCAATTTATCAATATCTAAATCAGAAAGTCTTTTACAGGCACCCTTAACAGCATTGCCAGGAGAATCATCGACCTGAGATCTTAAACGAATAAAAACCTTTGCTTCAAATTTCATAATTATCTAAAGGGTAAATTGATTTAATATGTTGCTCTAATCTCCATATAAGATTATCTTTATCCTCATATTCAGGCATTTGCCTTACTAAAAATAAAAATAATTTCCATTCTGTTTT